AGCGGGAGGCAAAGAGATCATTCCCTTAGTAGTGGCGAGCGAAACGGGACTAGCCCAAACCAGTCCAGCGTGATAGGCGGCAGCCGTTTCGGGAGTGGGGTTGTAGGAGTCGAACATTGGAGCCCTGCCGGGTTCCTGCAGAGTTACAAAGCCTTCAGGCCGAGAGGCCCTAGTACATGACCGTTCTTCTGAGGAGGACTTGCGAATGACTACGAAGTTTAGTGGTTTTACCACTAAGTCTCGATCGTTTCCGAATATAAGTTATCCTGCCCCCCCTGCGTCGAGTTATTACAACGCGGCTGGGGTCAAGCAGTTTGACTTCTCTTGTGGTGCGGCCTTAACGGCGCACACTCGAGCGGAAACGATTACGTATACTAAACACACGAAGGGTGAACCTCTTCGTGATAATAGATGCGTACATGTCAAGTCGCAATTCGACTACCAAGGTAATCCTCTCTCTCAACACAAGGTCTTTGATCTTAGACCTGGTTTTGAAGGGAACTACTACCTACTCTACTGTAATCATAGTAGGGCAGTCGATGTCCATTCCACTGCTGTCGGCACCGCCCTCGCTGCTTTCGGTGTTCCCACCGGTGCAGCTGTTTTGGGCGGTTCCGGTCAGGGTTATGTTAATGACGCTTTTAACAAAGCGTCCCCTGACCTAACAACCGTCTCAGTTCCCAATTTCCTTACGGAACTTGGTGATCTTAGATCGTTGTTAGACCTATGGAAAAACTCAGCAAGTTTAGCTAAGAATTTGGCGGGTTTACGACTCAACTATCAATTTGGCTGGAAGCCTACTATAGGCGACGTAGCCAATATGTTGAATGTCGTAAAGGCGTTTCATTTGAAGCTGAAACTATTCCGCGAGAGTTTAGGTTCTATTTCCAATAGAAACTATCTCCAGTTGAATAGAAACGTTCAGAAATCCGGCTCCTTCTTCACGGATTCTCATACCCGTGTCGATTGGACTGGTTCCTTATCCGGAACAGTCAAAGTTCACCTCAAGTTTCAGTATCAACCTTTACAGGTGATGACTAATACTGAGTTAGAAATTCGAGGGCTTTTAGATGCCCTCGGATTTGAACTTAATCCAAAAATCATTTGGGATGCCTTGCCCTTTACCTTCGTCATTGATTGGTTCTTTGGCGTTGGTAATTGGTTACAAGGTTTCAAAATTGATTCTTTGGAATTGCCGGTTCATTGTTTGGATGCTTCGGTGTCCTACAAAGAAGTACTTAAAGTCGAAAGTCGTATGTCGGCTAACCCTTCCGGGTATCCGACTGATTCGACCTCGATAGAAGTGATGGATGGTTGTGTGTCTGCCTCCGAATATTTCGATAGGCAGCCATTCCTTCCCGATGCCGCTACTTTAAGCGGATTGGGTTGGAGAAAACCATCCTTTAACCAGCTGGTCAATTTGGTCAGCTTAGCCACCGTTTTAGGTTCTAAGTGATTCATTTAGACCTATCATGGTATGCGTGGGCCGTATCCTTTTGGAATTAGCCTACGTCACTACTCCGCAGCGATGCGGTTAATCAGCAGCCCTCATTATGAGAGTTGCCTTACCCCCCTCTTGGGGAGGAGCATCACATGTCTCTAGGTACTTCACTGTCACTTTCCAAAGATTCAGCTACTGACGTAGATACGAACGTTTCTGCGTTCGATTTACGTGCAGCAGATCTGAATAAATCAGAATATTCTGTGGCCGGTCTTACACCGCCTGCAGAGAAACTTCTGACTGTCTCTCACGAGACGGGGAAAAGTGGTGAGGCAAGACATCTTGTCCGCCTCGATCGAACTGAGGTCGATGCGTACGGGGTGGCTGCGACCGTTTCCACTTATGTGGTTCAGGTTCGCCCACCGAGCACGGCGTTGACAAATGCCATCTGTATAGAAGAGGTCAACAAGCTTGTTGACTTCATCATAGAAGGTGGATCAAATGCCAACTGGACGAAGATCTTGAACAGCGAAGTTTAATTCGCTGTGGATCTGTTTAGTAGCGGCTTCTCATGCGCTATGCGGTGCTTGATAAGTGATTGCACTTGGAGTTCCCTAGGGATGCTTCTTGGAGATGTGTCAATGATTATCACTGGCAATCTGAAAAGCCTTCATCTTTTTTGGATGAACCTAGCGAATAACCAACGCTACTCGACTTGGATTAATAAAGCTGATATTGATAGCTTTATCGATCGAGTCGATCACGAGGGTATATCCTTCTTAACGGTAGTTTTACCGAGGATCGGTAAGGCACTTGATCGATACTTTGCATTAGCAGAGTGGGTAGCGCCTGAGGGATTTGAAACATCCTTATGGCATTACTCTCAGAGCAGTGAAACAGAACATTTAGTTGCTGTCTCTGCAAATTCTGAATTACAGATACCCATTTTTCTGGGTTCTGCGATCAAAGCCGCATTAAGTGGTAACTCTCAGGCCGTAGATTGTGTAAGACAATTGTCTTACCTTTTCTATAAACTGGAGGTACAATTTGACGAGGAAACCGTCGACCTATTCCTCAATCAGTTTGAAAAAACTGATCTGGAATTGGGTCAAGCAATTAATTGTCAAGACAATAAAGTCTTGCAATTGATAGCTGATATGAAAACGATTATCGCGCGTGTCCTTGGAAACACGGATCCGCGTGATATTCGTCCATATCATGGCAGCGGTTCTACCGCCTGCCATACGGCTAATTGGGATAAGTGGCACAAGCTTAGGTATTATCCTAAACTTGACATCTTCTTCCCATACTCGGACTATTTTTTCTTCTCTCCTACTCATCTTGTAGATGAATTGGATAAGTTGAGTAATAGTCAAAATTGTAATCCCCAAGCACGGGTTTGTCTCGTGCCGAAGGATTCTCGTGGTCCTCGTATAATTTCATGCGAACCTGCTGAGTTAATGTATATTCAGCAAGGTCTCATGCGCTTATTATACCGGACTATCGAGTCCCACTATTCCACCTCTGGTCAGATAAATTTCACTGATCAGAGCATCAATAGGGACCTAGCTCGCTTAGCGTCAATTAATGACGAAAAGTGTACCATAGACCTAAAAGATGCTTCAGATAGAGTTTCACTTGACCTAGTTAGGCGTGTTTTTCCGCCTAATTGGGTCGAGGCCCTCGAAGCTTGTCGCTCCGAGGAGACTCTCTTACCTGATGGTAGAGTAGTAAAGCTTAACAAGTTTGCCCCTATGGGCAGTTCTTGCTGCTTTCCAGTTGAAGCGCTCGTTTTTTGGGCGTGCGCTAAGGCTGCAATCCATAGACGTTACCCCCGTTCCAGGGATAACGTTTATGTATATGGTGACGACATAATAACGGAATCTTATCTTTACGAAACCGTTGTTATAGGGTTGAATCGAATTGGCCTTTTGGTCAACCTCGATAAATCCTATGTCAAAGGACCTTTCCGAGAATCCTGTGGTGGTGACTATCATAAAGGTTATGAAGTCACACCCATTCGGATCAAGGAAGCTTTTGATAGTCGTGGTACCGGACTTTCAACTTGTGCTGATTTGTGTAACAATTTTGTGCACAAATTTGGGTACGAAGACGCTCTACCTTTGATTCGTATTATCGAAGAAGAGGTGGGCTATGTGTATCCGAGGACTGAACTGAGTTATCCAAACACAGTTCGCATAGCTCCTTGCGCTAGTAATGATGTTCTATTCGGAAGGAGATGGAACAAAAATCTCCAAAGATATGAACATCGGATCTTGACTCTATCAAGCAAGGCATTAGCCAAGCGTGCCCCTAGCTGGGGTGAACTCCTTAGGAAGGAGTTGAGTCGAGACCGCGAGTCCGCCGGGGATATCTATGAGCATTGGGCCAATAAGCCCAATGATTCATTGCTCCCTGGGGAGTATGTGGATGTCCATGCCACACATAATAAATGGACATGGACCTGGCTAGGTTAGCTGGGTCTTGAGCCTGGCGATTGCCCTGCATAAGGGCGATCGTTTTTTATCCAGAGCTCTCTGGGGGGGAATTTCCATAGTTAATTGGAAATTAACGC